GCCTTCGATCTCGGCGGTACCATTGCCATAAGGCCGGACACCGTGATCTGGATCCAATGGTATCTCAACGCCATAAATCCTAATTAGCTTTTCGCTAGTGGTTTGAGTCATTTTTGTTTCTACATGGACATGTCGCTTGTCGCCGTCAGGATGAGTATGTGGAAAGCTGACACCGCAGTCGAGGTCGCACGCAAAGAATTTTTTAGGCATATAGTTTTTTCCAAAGAGATTTTGGTATTTTACTTTTTATATTTCTTTTTGATAAATCAGCCACCAGCAAATCGTGATTGCGAATATCCCTCACTTTGATTGCCTCTTTGTCGTCCAAAAAGAGATCCTCTAGCTTGACTTTTTTTACAACAATATCACCAAAATATACAATATCAAAAAGATAGCTATTGACTCCATTGTAGATTTTATCTACGATGATTGATGACGATACGCGCCAAACATCACCCTTTGTTTCATGGAGAAAACAAACTTTATCTCCGACTTTTAATTCTCCATGCTCTTGATCTTTGATCATAAATTTTTCTTTGTTATTTATTATTGCAGATATTGGCAGTTTTGCCAATTCTTCGTTAGTAAATCGTCTGTGGATGTCGCTCTCGCATCCCCGGCAAATCATCAAGCATTGCTTCGATGTTTTTTTGATGCTAAGAGGGACGATGTGGTGTTTGATTAGCCGGCACCACTCTTTGCATATCGGGCAGACACCTACTTTTTTACCAAGCCAATTAAAACCGGCCTTGATTTTAAATCCGTTTATTTGTTGCATGGTTATTGAAGATTAAACGCCCCGGCCGCGGAAACCGCAGTATTTACTCGAGGCTCTGATAATGCCTGGAACTCTCTTTTTTCAAGCTCCTCGAGTGGGAGCGTGCCGGCTTCCCACGCTTTCTTGTCGCACAGCCAGCAGTTGCCGAATGTGGACAAATAGTTTTTGTCGGAGATGGAGAATTGAACCTCTCCGCACTTTTTGCATGTGTTATTCATTGTATTATTTTAATTTTAATCTAGTGGGAGCGCCCCCCCGGAGTCAGGTGCCGATTCCTGATCCGGGGAGACTACCAAATGTTAAAAGGCTCTACAAACCCTTTATGCTTATGCTGCATTACACTTGGCTTCCTCACCCTAGTGATGGGGCAAGGAGATCGATTAGAGATGGGAGGTGAACGGGCAATGAAGCGTCTTTGATCTGACTTCAACAGATCCCCCCGACCTGCTCCCGGTCGTTTCCTCTAATCGATCTCCGTGCCTCAAGTCGTTTCCTATTTTGTTGCGGTGTAATTTTTTTTTAAATTTTCGGCGGATTATTTATATACTCGGTTGGCAAGATACAACATCAATGCGATGATTAACACTATCGTCCAGCACGATCCTAGCTTTTCGGGATTTTTCTTGCTCATGGTGATGTTGTGTTAAAAATTAAATGGGTTGAGGGGAGGCGGCTGTAAACACTATTCGTCATTGAGGTATGTGCTCAATGGTGTGCCCTGCGGACTAACTCCGCAGTCAATAGAGGCTTGATTTGAGCTACGCCGAAATTCATAGCACCGCCTAAGCCCTCAAGGAGAGGCACGAAATATGCCCCCGACTTGATCGCTTATTCTGCATACAACACCCCGCCCTGCATGGCCTCGCCGATGGCCGTCCGGCTCCTGTCCCCTAGTTCCACCGGTGCGAGTGATTGCCTGGTTCCATCGACATAGTTCTCAACATAAAACCGTTTTTGTTTTCCACTCCACTTGATCCGCTTTCTTGATCTTAACCCAAAATTTAGGACTATGAAGAAGTCATGCCCTTTGCCGGCTAACAGCTTCAGATGATTAATTGATTTTACTTGTGTCATATTTAGTTACCATTGTGGCAGTCAAAACAGATTTCATTTTCGTCTAATTCTGTCATTTCTGCCCTGTGGCATTTTTTACATTCGCCGCCATGAGTAAAAACCCATTCAAGCGATATTTTATTTTCACCGTATGCCTCAATTATTATATTAACCGCCTCCGCCTCGTTTATCTCTCCGTAATCGATGTCGCATTTTTCGTTCAATTTATCAAGAATAAATTTTGCGGTTTGCTGGTCTAGCCTGTGGTGCCGGTTGAATGGGTTGGAGATACTCCACCACCCGAAAGCCTCTTCCTCGGTGTCAAGATCAACAAGCTGGCAAATTTCACCCTCGATATATCCATCGCTAATCATTTTTATAATATGTCGGTTGCTCTCCTCGCTTAATTCTCGCTCGCCCCCATCCCTCCAGTTGAAATTAATATTATGTTGTAGAATTTCAGTTGTCATATTGTTAAGTATTTGCGGAGTGGGGTTATTTCACCCGCCCCGTAAAAACTCAATCCGCTATTTTGCCATGCTCGTAGCAATTTTTAGTCCCGTTGTCGCAGATTTTACAATCATTGTCGCCGTCATCAATCAATTTTATTAATGCCTTTTTCACTTCTTCGTCCTCATCCTGTTTTATGGTGTCAAGCATATTTTCAATAGTAGTATTCATCGCCTCGGTCAATTCTTTTAAGTGATATTTTTTCCAAACTTTCATCAAATAATCAAGCTCATCTTTTGCAATGGCGTAATATTTCAGCTTTTCAATTTCGTGCTGTCCACAACTACCACTCACAAATCCATATTCCACACCCTTAACTTGTATCTTCTCGGGGTAAAGCGAACAATCAAGCACATGCTCCCAGCCGTCGGTATTCAATACAGTTTCCACCCAGTCATCAAGTCCTTGGTGTGTCTGGTCGGCTTGGACTGCCATTTTCCATGTTTCTCCCTCTTGCAAATCTTCTTCTGCTCGCTCTCTGCCCGCTTCTTCGCTTATTGGCTCAACTGTAAAGCCTGACATCGTGAAGTCGGCCGTCTTGTTGTTGCTTAATCGTCGCTCGGTTTCAATCTCCAAAAAATACAACTCGTTTTCGGGCGTAATGCCCGCAAATATTCTTTTTTTTATCATAGTTTTGCTCCTCTCGGCAAGCGTAGGGGCGAACGTGTGGCTCACCCCCGCACTTGCGATTATATTAAGCGGCTGGCGGGCTTGTTACTTCGTCGCCTCGCCCTGCTCGCTATTAACTAACGATAGAACACTCACGAAACACAACCTCGGCCTTGATGTCCATTCCGTTATCCTCGAGATCTTGCAAAGCCTTAGCCTTGGCCGCTTCTTCATTTTTGGCGTAAACAATTACTTCCGCACCCACCTCCTCGTTTACCCCGATTCGATATTTTGGCATAGAGTTGTTTTATTAACAAACAAGAAGCAACAAAGCGAGGGAATAAGCTGTTTTAATGAGTTGTACGCTTCCACTTGGCGTTGCCCCGAACCATCTCCACGGGGCTTGTCCACCTTGTTGCTTTGTGTTTATTAATTAAAAGCTATCAACCATTGAAATAAATATCACGACAACCAGCACGGCAACAAGCCCGCATTTCTCCTTGATTGTCATTGTCTTGACTGGGAGTGGTGCCGTCATCTTGGTTTGCCAATGTTGCCAGCCGTAAGATAGATATTTCATAGAATAATTAATTTATTATAATATCAAGTTTTTGTTTTAACTCTATACTTTCAAGATAATCACAATTCGTTATTTTTTGTAATTTGGCACTATCTCTATTTTCAACAAGTAATTTATAAAAGACAATTAAATCATCCCTTGTTAGTAGTTTTAAATTAATCATATATTTTATTCAACAGCCTCATTGCCATTGAGTTGATTAAGTTGTTTTTTAAATATTTTACTCGCCTCGTCCACCTCGTTGTCGTCAAGTGCTTTATCGTCGCCAAGTTCATCGACTCTTTCGTGCATTAAAAAAGCATGTACAGCTCCAGCCATGCTGATTATTATATATTTCTCTCTAGAAGTTAAAAGTGATTCAGGCATAGAGTTTGTTAAAAAAAATCAGCACCATACTTGGCAGAACTAAATAACAGATAGACGATCAAGGCCATTGTTAGCAAGTTCAATATCCAGTTTTCTTTTTGTTGTGTGCTGTTCATAATAATAATTAGTTGATTTAAGGTTATCTATATCTTAGCATACTGACGTAATAAGTCAATAGATAGTTATTTGGCTAAGACTACACAAATTCGCCTCCATGTGGATAACTTAATATAATTTAAACATAGTTAAACATAGTAAAGCTAATATATCACCCCGCCAATCCCCCCGCCCCAAGTGTGGCAATAAAAAAACGGCGTACAGCTCGCCGGCAAGATGGATCTATTCAATATTTATTATGCTCCCGCCGCCGCCCGCCGCCCGCCGCCCCGTCCGCTCTAGTTGATAAAATCCGAGCCGCCGCCGCCGGTCGTTCGTCGTCGTGTTCGCCCGTGCCGCTCCTGTGTCCCACAGTGTGATCCGGCGTGTTACCCACATGTTGCACTCGCCGCACATTTTTCCACACTCGCCGAGCCGTGTCGCACAGCGTGGGGGCGAGGTGTTGAGCAGGGTGTGGGGCACGGGGTGGTCGTCGTGTTCACCCCTTAATCCGAACCGTCGTCGTGGTCGCCGGACTTAAATGATTTCTACCTTATTGGTCGTCGGTCGTCGTCGTCGTGTTACACTCGGCTCGCCCCGATGTGGGGCACAGTTGTTACACGGTGGGCATACTTGTGAACACGGTTGTTGACACTATCCAGCAGGGGTGTGCCACTTGGGGGGACAGGGGGTGTCAACCCCTCTGCTAATCGACAGCCCTCTACAAAAAAACCTATTCAGGCGAATAAGGTAGTGGGGGTATGTGCAAAAGTTTTCAGTACATCACAGACTTTACCCCCTAGACCCCGGGGTTTTTTCAATCCCGTTTTACACCCAGGGTTGACAACCGTTGACAACCTTGCAGAAACCGTGTGACACTTGGTAACACTGTGAGCCAAGCATGTTTTCCCTGTGGGGCAACAAAAAAAACACTTATAGGAAGTGTGTTTCCGAGTGTTCCCCGTGGAACAATGCGGGCCACCGGGGGACACCCGGGGCCGGGGGGAGAAAATTGATCGAAATCGGGTTCCGGTTCCAAAGCTATACATCGTAAGATCTCGAATCTATGCAGGACCGGGGTAATCTATGCAAACCTATACATTTCATTAATTGGAGTGTCGGGGTCATGTTCACAAATCCGGTTTATTTGAACATGTTACAGGAACGTGTTCACTCCGTGTGCATGTGTGCGGCACGGGGGCCAGAAAAATGTGTCGGGAGGCGCTGTGGGGAAAAATAGGTCCGCGGAAATTTCGCGGGGGTGTGATTGATCCTCCCCCCTCCCCATGCTTGTGCGGCCTACATTGCGCTGGCGCGGCTATTGTTGCACCGGACCGCGCAGTTGCTCGCGGGGATAGTAGCTCCAGAAAACCCCTTTTTGAAAAAGAAAACGAAAAACGGGGTGAAAAGTGGAGCATCCTATTATCGGAGGGATATGATCAGGCAATTACGCCTGGAGGGAATGATCCCCTGTATCGTGGGACAGGGGGGAAGATCAAACACCAATCAAATCTGACCGAGAGAGCGCCACAGGCCTAAAATTAATTAAGCCAAATGGTTGAACTTTCCCGACCAGACTTGACAGATTATCGGCATTATGATATTTTGTATGTAGAGCTTTCGAGAGGCCCTAGAGCTATCGTGGCTCTCTCTACTCGTCATCGTTTTAAAGATCGTACAATCAAATCTCTACTGGAAAAATCCAGTGCCCGCTCTTTTTACAAAGCATTGACAACGAACTCAACAGTCTCCGTTTATTCGGGGGCTGTTTTCATTCGCCATCTTTCCCGTACTGGGTTGCGGGTTGGAAAGAAACACTCAAAATTCGATTATTCGCCCGTTCACGTACCCGTTCTATGAGTTTCAGGCTATTTGGGCTGGGGATCCGGTGAGCAAGAGCGCTATATTTTATGGCGCGCTCGAGCCGATCGAATCCCAGACTACATAGCCCGATGAAACACAGAAAGGTCCCAAAGACTTAACTCTTGATGTGGCTTGACCATCTTTGGCCGTTATTGCTTCCTGATCTGCCACAGAGCGCCGCGATATTAATGCCGGGGATTAAAGCCGGTCCTACGACGATTATATTATAGCCGGGCGTTACCCGGATAACTACCATATTGCCGGCGCTATAAAGCACCGGGGATATGCTAATTAATCTTTCCATGTTACAGCTTTGACAGCCCACATTTGAGCTGCCTGTGCCTCTGTAATGGCGATAGATAAAAGTCTGTTTTTTTCTTTCTGTTCTGCACCTCGAAGATTTTGATGGCATTGACCTTCTCATCCCCGCTGGGATTGAAAGTTAATCCAACTGCTTTTTCTCCGAAAGTTAATTCCCTTGTTGTTTCTGGCATGATTTTTATGTTATTTATTAAATAATGATCATATCCCCGGTGCCCACGACAAGGCGGCACCGGAGGATGACAATTATTTTTTCTTCTTTGGTTTTGCTAATTTTTTAAATCGAGCGGAGAAAATCGGTACATATTCATTCTCCCCGTCCTTGACCGTTGTGGTTTTCCCGCTGACATAGGTTGAAAGCGCCGCATTGGTCAATTTTTCCTTCTCTGTCTTGAGTTTTGAATCAAGCCGCTCTAGTTCCTGGACATCCTTCTCGAGCGACAAATTGACTTTGTTTTTAAGCTCTTTCATCTGTGATGCGGCAGTTTCGCACTTGTCTTTGATTCCCTGATACGATGAGTCGCTTTCCAGCTCCTCCTTGAGCATCCTAGCAAGATGTTTTTTCTTCTCGGCAACGCTAGTGAAGCCCTCGAACACTAATTGAAGTTGATGTGGCATATATTAAATTATTAATAAGTCGAGTTGTGGATCATCAAACGCCCCCATGCTTAGTAAAGGCTTGACTTTGCTTCCACGGATTACCGCAGCCACAAAAAACACGCTCAAGAAAGCGTGTGAAGAGGTAATTGAATTTGTTTTTGGATAAGCATGTGTTTCGAGTTAGTAAATTAATCTTACTCCCAAAAAAAACAAATGTCAAGAGCCTCGAGTGACTAAGTTGTGAATAACAAGAAACCGAGGTATAATAAAAGCATGGATTTAGGCAAATCAAAAGTAGCAACCTCACAACATCTCCCGATGATTTTGGAAAAATTCAAAATGTACGGAAACTTTTTAAGCAATCAAGAATTTTACGATCAGCATGTTGTCGTCGAGGACCCGAGCATAACCTTCACTATCTGGAGAAGGTTTGCTGTTAAGCTAAGAGCAGGTGTCAAAATCAAGGCCGACAAAATAGTCGCCAAACTCGCCGATGCCAAAGCCACAGAAATGGGTCTTGAAAAAAAGTCTCTCAAGAAGATTCTGGCCATCGCGGACCTGACCTTGGACGCGATTGTTGATAATCCGGAGATACTTGAATCGATCCCGGTCAAAGAGAGAATGTCTTGGCTGTTCAATGCCATGAAGGCTCGCGATTCTCGCACAAATGTAATGATCAAAGCAAAAGAAGAGAATAGAAAAACAAATATGTACGAAGATGTGATGAAAGGCGCGCAATACGGTGGGATCGAGGGCGAGCAGGTCGCTGAAGATGGCACTCCCCCTCCGATTCAAGAGTCTAGCGACGAGGTAGTGGAACCCCCACCGGAGCCGGCACCGGCCGTTGAACCAGCTCCAGTCGAATCAACTCCTCCTCAAAAAGTAGAATTTAATCCTAATCAACTCGATAATGTCCCAACCACAAAAGAATTATGCCCAACTCCTTCAGCAGCTTGATCCAGATAGTCGGGATTGTCTCTTACCGGTAACTCGAGATCTAATCAGGGGCCGGCACGATCCGGTTTTCTTCGGCGAGCATTTTCTGGGAGTACGATTTCATCCGATTCAAATGGTCTGGCTCTGGCTTACCACTCGAACGAAAATGAAAGAAGCCTATCAACTTGCCCTGGCGATCGGACTTCCTCTCCCACCATGGGAGATGATATGCGATCACCCATTTTTAAAAAATATCCTTTGCCCCGCCAATCGATTCGGAAAAACTTTTGTCACCGCGATAAAACATATCTGGTATAATTTTTACAAGATCGGAGCGACAGGTCCGCCCGACTTCATCCACGCAATTCGCTACGGAACTTTGAATCTCTCTCCCCATTCCTTGCAGGTTGATGCCGCCTATCGATACATCATTGATATTTTTGACGAAAAATTTATTTACCAATGGGAGGGCAAAATGGTTCGCAACCAACTGCGGGATCCACTCAAGAAATTTTTAATCGATAGCAAAGCTACAAAGCGCGAAGTCGTTTTTTATAACAACTCAAAAATCAAAGGCGCGCCAACCGGTGAGGATCAAGCCTCGTCGATTGCCGGCACGGACTGGTTCTATGTTTCCTACGATGAAGCTCCGCAGTCGCGGCATCTCAAAGCAGAGCTGCCGGCAAAAATTCAATCACGCCTGATCGACTCGGGTGGCCCGCTCGATCTTCTTGGCACTCCTGAAGTTGACAAGCCGTCGCATGTTTACTATCAGCGGATTGTAAAACTCGGGCTGAAATTAAAAAAAGGATTCTTCACTGTCGGCGGTGGACTCAAAGATAATATTTTCTTAGATCCAGAAAAAAAAGCCAAGTCATTATTATCCATCAAACAGACTGACCCGGAAAAATATCGACAGGTTGCCTTCGGAGAATTTGTCTCAAGCGGAGCCAAAATGTTTGACACCTTGGCCATTGAAAGGCTCTGGAATGACGAATTACCGCTCGATCGAGGCATCCCAGGGAGAGAATATATGATCGGCGTGGATTGGGGTTTTGCCGATACCGGGGATCCAACTGTTTTCTATGTCATAGACTACACAGAAGTGCGCAAACATAAGTGCACAGATGACGAAAATGTGGTATATTATAAGGTCGTTTTCCGTGAATCGATCAAAGGCGGAGACCCCTATGTGGTGCTCGCGAGATTAAAACTTTTGCAACAAGACTTTAATCATGCTAAAATAATACATGACAGCACTTCGATGGGTGGCGTAATTATCAAAAAAATGCTACGGGCCACCAAGGTGCGCAATCTCATCGACTTCGCTTTTGCCAAAGGCAAGAAAGATGACATGCTCTTCCTCTTGATGGTCGCTCTAAACTTCGGCCGTCGCATAGAGAGAACCGAGGACCTCAAGGTCATTGAGAAAAATCCGAATTTTGGAAAAGTCAGATCGATTCTAATTTCAGATCTCGAGGACCAGCTAGGAGTTTACACTCGCAAAGATGAAAAACTTGAAAACGATGAAGTCATGGCGATTGGTTTGCCGATCTGGTATCTCGAACACAAATATGCCGGTAACAAAACCAAAGTTTTCAATATAAATGTTTTTGCCCAAAAGCCCGAACAGGTGATCTCTATCCCAGGGCAAAAAAAGGGAGTCATACCAGCCAAAAGTTTTAACATCAAAACTAAAATAATTGGTTAATACTATGCTGCATTACAAACCAAACATGAACGCTACAGAGAAGCAGGATTTTGAGGCCGAAATATCTACCAAGTACAAAGAGTTTAAAAGTGAAACCGACAAAGACTTGGAATTTCGCGTGCACGGTGTTGATTGTACACGAGGATCTTCCGGAAAAAGATTTGCCGGCTACACCACCCTCTCGGATTTTTATAGTGGCGACCAATGGGATCACGATGAACCTCCCGGCCAGAGTCAGACCACTGATAATTATTGCGCGTTAATTGTCGATCAAATGGCTTCCTTGCTCTACGACGCGCCCGTAGAAATTAATTGTCCATCACAAGACGAGACCGATGATCTTTTGGAGATGAAAGCCGAGATCAAAGAAAGGATGTTAAACAGGGTTTATGACGATAACGATATGAACGAAATCGTCTTGCCTGAACTCTCTAAATGCGGATCTCTTTTCGGTGACTGCTTTCTCAAAGGCCCGCTGATCGATACCAGCGAAGGCGACTCAAAAGATAAAAAGAAAATTGTAATTTACAATGTTGATAATCCGGCAAACATCCGGCCGATTTTTGCTGACGGGAATTATAAAAAACTTCTTGGCTTCTTGGACTTTACCACTATCTCGCCATACAAAGCGACCGAACTTTACAAAAATAAATTAAGAGATAAAGGCAAGAGCATCGAGAAATTAATCAAAAGCGCCAGAGGAAGAGGTAGGATGGGTCAAGTCCCACAGCCAAATTTATCTACACAACAAACCTACCAACAAATGCTTTGGAAGTCAGAATTTTGGACAGACGAAGTAATGGCCATTTTTCTCGAGGACGAACTGGTTGACTGGTGGTATCACAATTATAAATTTGTCCCACTGGAATTTATTAAAAATGTTTATGTCCCTAATTATCCATACGGCAAATCAGATCTCGAGGACGCGCTGGATCCGCAAGTGGCCTACAACGTAACCAAAAACGATCTGGCCAATGCCTTGAAATTCTTATCAACGATCAATTTGGTTGGTAAAAATCTCGACGGCATCGAGGTTCTAATCCATGGCTTATCAAAAATTTTCAATCTGCCCGAAGATGGGGAACTCGAACCGCTCAAGCGCGCTGGGGATCCATACGCTTCAGGCAATCAAGTGTCAGATAATCGCCGGGCGATACTGGACATCTCCGGCGTGTCTGAAGCGCTGACCTCCGCGGTCAGTGCCGGCGGCACATCCGGACGGGCGATGAGTATGGCATTGCAATCAGTTATCCGAAAAATCAATCCGAAAATCAAGAGACACGGCCGAGCATTGAAACACTTAAACAAAAATATTTTCAAATTGATGGAAATGCACTGGCCCGAAACCGAGGAGATTATCATGGGAGATTATAGCAACGAAGTATCAATCATCTCAACCTTACTGCGAAATATTATTGACGAATTAAATAAACTGCAATCAGGAATACAATCACTAACAACCACACAGAAGAATGTTGGCATACCTCAACCGAAGATTGAACAAAAAGTAATGAAGAAAGATTTGAGAGATCCGGTGCTTGGGCCACAACATGCTCGCCAGCCGGGAATGTTGATGACTCAAATCCAAAGTCCCGAAGCCGGAGTGGAAGGAACACCGGGATCCGAGGGTCAACAAAATACACCAGGAACACCTAACCAGGGAAATACTGTTGCCGGTCCTGAAGGCGCTGCGGTCGCGGCGAATCAGCGCGCCAGCGGTGGGGCTGCGCCTCCACAAGTAACTCCATAAATCTATGGCTTTTCAAAGAGTATCAGACAAAAAAAGAATAGCAATCAACCTCGGCTCTTTTGTCGAGACGCAACTCACGCTGCTCCGACAGCACGCGGTTGCCAGATCTCTTGAAGATGAGACTCGCTTTCAAGTGGCTGTTTTGGGTGATAATTTATCTTTGGATGACCAGCTTATATACAGACAGAATCAATTAAGACGAGTGCCGAAAGGCGATAAAGAAGAGCGCAGTCGAATCAGAAAAGCAATATCAGCCATCAAAAATCTCGTTGAACAAAAAGAATTTCAAGACGCGTACTTGGAAGAATTAATCGCGCTCAACGATGGAACACAAAATCTCGACAATACTATCAACTGGCTGAACTCCAGATATGCCAGGACAACAGATCAGGAAATCGCGACAAACATCAGAGCACAGGTGAAAGAGCTTGTATTAAAAAGATATGAAACCCAGCGCTTAACCCTGGAGAAACAAACCGAATACGCGGTCAATGACAAGACATCCGAAATTATCGACGCGCAGATTACTCGAGTCAACACGGCCAGAGTATCAGCAGTGCAATCAGAAAACGAGGACTATATTGTCTTGCTCGATTTACAATTACAAGCATTGGGCAAAGCAAAGACCGAAGCAGACATCACCAATGATCTGATTAAATTCTCCGTTGCCAATATCAACGGACAAACAGCGACATCTCTCTTAAATGATTTCAACGATAGAATTGCCGGCGCTGACATTGGATCGGCAGTCACTATCGGCGGAATTAGATATGAATCGGCAAAAGAGTTCTGGTCACTCAAGCAGAGAGATTATCTAAACGATCGAAGCGGCAATGGCTTCTTCCCTCGCTATAATTTAGAACTCAATCAACAGGTTGATTTCAAGCAAACAACCGGAGTCCTGAACAATGATTCACTGGCCGATGTTAAGGCTTGGTATGATGAAATAACAAACCGGCCGGAATTGAGAGACTATCAAAATCAAATGACCCAAGATCAGCAGAAAGGATTAAAATACGCGGCTGACTTCAGATCTCAATCCATCATCAATGAATTTGCTCTCAAACTTGACACTCAAAAAGCAATCAACGATCTCGCTTACCTGCAAGACCATTACGGAGTGGACCAAACCACAAATTATCAGAAAGTCATCCTGGCAGCATCCAAAGAAAAAGAAGAGCAGGTGAGAAACTTGTTGTCAACCATGAATCAATTAATCGCGGCCAATCCGGGTATGTCATCTCAAGACGCTCTCAAGCAAGCCGTTGAGTCAGGTGCCGGCGTAGTTGTCACGCCTGAAGAGCTGGCAACAACTCCCGCCGAAGAAGTTATCCAAGGAATCGAAGAGGGCGTTTACAAAGATGAGAAAATCACGGCCGGCGAAGAGGCTGAAGTTTTCACCTCTCCCAACCAACTTGAAGAGGGCGGTATCTATCGCGTTAAAAATTCATCAACTGTTTATCGATACGAAAACGGACAGATCCATACCTTTGTCGGCAACTGGGACGAAGAGGCTTTCAAGCGAGCCACCGGAGGCAAAGGCTTTGAGGCTATCGTCGTGTTAGACAATATCACCGGCGTGCCTACCGGAGTGTCTGTTAATTCTGGTGATTTCCCAACGCCAACCGCGCCTTCAGGAGCACCGCAATTCCAGATTCCGGCCGGATTTGAAAAGATCGAAGGCGAAATATCAGAAGAAGAATTGAAAAATCAATATTCAACATGGGAAACTGATCCAACCGGAACATTCCTGTATGGCAAAAGAAAAACCACAACCGCAGAACCAGCTCCGGCACCATCAGACGGTGATGAACCAATATTTTACTTTAGAAGCCTAAGCAGAGATACAGAAGGAAATTATCAATACAACACCGGTGCTCAAGCCAATATCGGTGCGTTCTGGATCCCGATCAGTCAGACTCAATTTGAAGAAGAATCCGCTCCACCTGCCCCAATCACGCCAGCCACAGAACCGACTCCGGCACCATCAGGCGGCGGTGATCAAACATTTTACTTTAGAACCCTAAGCAGAGACACAGAAGGAAACTATCAATACAACACAAGCAATCAATCCAGTATCGGCTCATTCTGGATCCCGATCAGTCAGGATCAATTTCAGAAAGAATCCGCTCCACCTGCCCCAACCACGCCAACAAGCAATGATGGCGGTGGTGGTGGTGGTGGACAAACAGCGGGAACCGTTTATAATGACCTTGAAGTATTCAGATCTGCTTACGCGAAAAAATATGGAGCATGGGGAAATACTCTTTACCAAGGCCAAGGCGGTGAATTAGGATTCAAGTCTTACTGGGAAAGTCGAAAACCAAAAACTAGCTGGATGGACGCTCTTCAAGCTCAAACTTAACTGAAAAAAATATGCCAGTATTTAATGTCGGATTTCTAAATCCAAAAACAAAAAAAGCATCAGGCACGGCAGGACAGGCGACGATTTTGTCGAATCAACTGTCTATGCTTGAGCATGATCTGGCCAAAGACGGCTTTCTCGCTCCGGGCGATTATGATATTTTAATTGAAAAAGCCCAGCAGTTGAGAACCACAGGGGGACTAACTCCCGCCCAACAATCAAAATACGATGTTAAAATAGTTGGTTATGAAAAAGCCAAGAACATCAAAAAGTTGGAAAAGGATGATGACATTGAAAGAATGAAAGTGTATCGAAAAAGCGAAGGAGCCGAAGATGTCATGATGGCGGGAAACAAGCCCGAGGAATTTTTGCGCGGCAGATTGGCCAGCCTTAGAGCCGGGATGGATGACCTGTCTGAAAGTATTGAGAGGCGAGAAGCGGCCGGGCAAGAATCAAGCGAGCACTGGAATGAATTAATGGATCTACAAAAACAATATACGGCAAATTTTAAAACGCTATCATCAATGTCCGAGTTTGACGGAAACAATCCGATCGTCGGACAGGTCGCCTTTGTCTCAACAAATTCTGACGGCGAGATTGTCAATGTTGACTACGCCAAGCATGGAAGCAAAACCGGCTATGCTGAAACCAATGGAATGATCAACGGCTTCCAGGTTTATGGCAAGATCAACACCAAGCGCGAAGGCAAAAATCTTTTCGTCCTGGGCGATCAAGTTTTCTCCGCCCCTGATCTTATGATACCAGATCCATCCATACCGGGTTCATTCAAGCCAAATAAATTAGTGGCCGGAGTTGAGCAACGCGGACCACTGGATGTTGGGCAGCCAGGCTTTGTGAATATGCCTGGAGAAACTCTGACAGTTCAAGGTCATGTGCCAAGAGATTCATGGGTTCAAGGAATGGGCAACGCTATATACAAACGGCGCGAAGATGGCAATTTTTCAAAATATCTCAATGTTCAAAATTCTTCAGACATCGATGGCGCTCCGGAGAGAGATGGTATGCTCACTCTTCCTAACTCGATGGAACAATCCATCGTCGATCGAGTTGATCGGACGATTGATTTTGCTAATCCGATCTCACCAGAACAGGGACCTCAAACTGCCCCACTCGGAGAGCCTGTCGAAATTGAAGGCCCGGCGACTTCAGCCGAAGCGCCCATGACTGCCGCGCCACAACCAAGACAGCCGGCCAGACGAGGGGGTGCCACCAGAACAAAGAAAAAACCGGAAGAGAGAGCATCCCACGGAGTGATTGAAACAGCCAAAAGAACGGTTCAGTCCGGCGTTGAATATCTACAAAATATTTTTAGATAAAATATATGCCCCGCACACTAGATTATTATGAAAAAAGAATAGATGAATTTGAGACTGCTCCTGCTCCCCAAGAGCAGGTGCCTTTGGAAACACCACAAACCGCACCGGCAGGTCCGATATTGGCAGAACCAGCGTCAGAGACAACACTAACCCAGAGCGCATTAGCCGAAAATTTAAACAGGGCAAAACAAAGAGCTTTCGATGATCACGTCGCCAGAGAAGCAAACAGATCTATCGCAAGTCGATTGCCTTATGAGTTTGCCAACACTCTCTGGGAAATGCCGGACGAGATGGATTGGCAAGAGATGAGCTTTTGGGAAAAAACCCAACATGCTTCAAAAGAAACTGCCAAGATGGGTTGGAGGATGATCAAGTCTTTTCCTCAAAATGTCGCTAAGGCTCCACTTAAATTGTCTCACACATTGCTCGAGGGAGAATCAAGATTGTTGTCCAAAGCAATGGGCACCAAAAGTTACATGCCTCCAAAATACAAACTCCCGTTGGTGGGAGAAGTGAGGGGTGCCGGTGCGTCCTACGACGAGGGCCGAGCGCTGGGGCTTTCACCTTTCATGTCCTTTGTTAAAGCGTCAGGTGAAACGGCAGGAGATCTAGCGATCACATTGTCAGCCTTGGAGCTTTCAGCGGCGGCAACCAGGCCAAGATTAAAGCCAATTAGCAAACCGGTCACAGCCAAAGATATTAGGGCAAAAGTATTAAAGCAAGTCAAAGTTAAAGGAACAAAAGGCGGCACCGCTGAAGTTTTCGAGTCAGCTCAAAATCCAAATGTTAGCTATATTAAACTACCGGCGCAAGTCGCCAAGCAATATAAAGGCACAGTCAAAAATACTTTTCTAAAAGTTTCACCACTCAAAGACGGCACGGCCGAATATTCAGTGATCAGAGTTAAGCCGGCGCTGACGCAAGTGGTTAAAAATAAAATAGCGCAAGGAATCGGAAAATCAAAAGTGGTAAAGGGGTCTTTGGGCAATGAGATTAAATTGGAATCAACAATACTCAAACCCAAGGGGGTCAAAACACAGCCGAAAGAATTGGCCATTGTTGATCAAAAAATGTTTCGACCAGAGAAAATAGCCTCTCGAGTAAACGACATGGCGCAAAAACTGGATGACGCAATTTTTGGAATCGGAAAATCCGGGGGAAAAGAAGCGGCCATCACAACCAAAGTCAAAGGATTATTAAAAACAAAACTCAAACATGTAGATAGCCCCGGTCATTTTTACCGTGAAATAATGAAAGTCGTCCACGAAGATAAAAGCATTACCCCGATACAGTTAGCCGCCATAAAAAAATCATTAGCGGAAACAACAAAAGATTTTTGGATCCCTAACAAGTGGGTGGACAAAATGACCTACTCTCAATCAGTTCAAGCCTTCAAAAAAATTGAGGGATATATTGATATTGCGGAAAAAGAAATAATAAAACCAAATATCGTGCCCATCTATCACTGGGCTGGCACAACCCCCATAGAGCAGCATGTTAAATCCACGCTGAAGGAAGGCGGGCTGAAGCCGCACTCTGCCATGGGTAAAGGAAAATATTTTGCTTTCGATAAAAAATCAGGAGAAATGTTTGGAACGAAGCTGGAGAAAAGATATGTCGATCTGAACCAGATGAAAGTAATGGACATGACAGATGTCCCGGCCAAAGAAGGATTCAAACATCCATTCGCAGAACAATTTTATTTAGAGGGCGACAAATTTCCCGACATCTTTGCTTTTGCCAAAAGCAAGGGATATGACGCGATCAAATTCTGGGATGATCTTGGAGTTGAAAAACACTTAGTCGTTGATCCTACCAAAGTCAATGTCACACCGACAAAAGACATGTTGACCCAGAAAGCGTTGCCCAAATCAGCACTATCAAGATTGTCTCCCAGAGCAGTTAAATCGCTTGGAGCGGGAACAACAGCGGCAGCCGAAGCGGGAACAGCCTCAATGGTTGACACCGTGTCTGATACAATAACTCCACAAGAACAAACAATACCAACTGAAGTCAGGTCGGTAATGTCAGCACCTCTAAAAGGACAAACGGAAGAGATCGTCACCGGCAAACAACTGCAACAAATAGATTGGCTTCAAGAAGATATTGAAATGGCTGATCCGGTAGTTCAGCTACTCGCCAGAACTGTGACCGGAAAAGAGAACCTCAATGAATTATCACAGACGGAGGCTTATGACTTGTCTGAAACGATGAGACAATTTATCACCAACAAAGATTCTTCAGCCGGAGACGATTGGCAATTTATTATGCGATCATATACTCACCCGGCTCGCTACTGGATGGAGTCGGCCGAAAGAGAATTGGGCTATCCCGTTTACTCTGAAGTGTTCCTGCCGATAGAAACCGCGGGACGGTTTATGAAAGTTCACAATGATCGATGGCAAGGAGCGGCCAGAGATGTTTTTGGAAAATACGCCGCCCCCAAATTCACAGAAGAGAGAAGATTGATTACTGAATACATTGAAGGCAACAAAGAGGTCATTACCAGCAACGCAAAACTCGGAGACGCAACAAAGCAAGAATTGGTAGAAATTGGTGACTGGCTAATCGAACAATACAAGGGACTCTTTGAGGATCTCGGGATCGAGTCGGAAAGATTCTTCAGCAAATATTCACCGAATATCAGAAAGCTCGGCGGCATTTATAATCTCTACAAAGACGTAGCTGAAATGCCGGCCGAGATCAAACCATTCTTCGAGTTCGAGAGAGAGGGGATGTTATCGCCGATGGAAGATGACGCGCTGGCCTTATTTGATATTTATACCAGAGCAGCCGGTAAAAAATTACTCATGCACGAACCCCTGGAGCACGCGAAAAGAATTACTGAAACTTTGCCGCGCAATGTGAACAAAGCAGTCAATGATTATATGCAAGAAAAATTGGGTTATCAAGATAGCTGGATGGAGTATGGTCAAAAACTGGGAGAAAAATTATCCAAGTGGACAGGAGGAGCCATACCTCAAGACATAACCAAGCAACTGATAGATCACGCCATGACAAACTCTTATGCCGGCGCGCTAGGCTTGCCGCGCATCATGCCGATATTCAGAAATAGCATCCAGTCATTATTAACAACCTATCCGGAAGTCGGACCAGAGTGGTATGCCAAAGGCGTTAAAGGCGCTTTTTCCAAAGAGGGATTGAAAGAGTTATCCGATAAAGGATTTTTCGTGAAGATGGGTGTCCCGTATGGAGCCGAACTGACACAAGAAGCCGGCAGGGGGTTAGCTGGAAAAACTCTGGATAAATACAAAAGATTCAATCAACTGATGATGGGTCCTTATGCCGGCATCGATGCGATGAATCGAGCTATCACCTACCACGCGGTCAAAGTCCGACTGAATGAAAATTGGGAAAACTTTTTAGGCGGTAAAATTGACTATGGTGAATTTGAAAGAAGCATTGACATGGACGGTTTCAGTCCGACAATGCAGAAGGTCTTGCGTGAAAAATTCCTAGAAAATACTCCCGAATCGATGGAGGAGGCGCTGGATCTCATGGGCATGGATGTTCTTGATCGAACACAATTTCCTTACCGCAAAGGTTCAGAATCCCGACTGCATTATGGACTTAAAGGCAAGGCCGGATTGCAGTTTGCTCAATGGAGCTGGGAATATGCTTTCACCCTGAAGAGTTGGGTGTCTCGCGGACAATGGGACAAACTGGTGAGATGGCTTGGCATGGGAACTTTGATCAAGAGATCCGTTGAAGATGCCGCGGGGATCGATGTCAGCAAATGGGTCAACACGCCAAGCGGAATATTGGGAGCATTATCTGGCGAAGGCGAGCCAGGGGCGGCCGGTCCATTCTCCGGATTCCCTCTCGGTCCGTTGGGCAAAGCCGGAATGTCTTTTATCTCCGGAGTCAACG